ATAAATAAAAGATGTAAATAGTACTAAATATTGCCTTTTCGATGTCAATAACACGAAAGTCTAGATCATTTAAAGATATTAGTTTTGCTTTTGAACCACATCCAGTGACAAAAGATCTACCTGTATTGAAGAATGAACGTGCGATTGTAAGATCGGTAAGGAACTTAGTAGAGACTATTCCTACCGAAAGATTCTTTAATTCAGAACTTGGAACTAGTATTCGTGCAAGTTTATTTGAAAACTTTACACCTACACTCACAATGGTGATTGAAGATCAGATAAATGAGACAGTAATGCGTTATGAACCTAGAGTTGATAACTTAAGAGTTGAATTAGATCCTTATCCTGATAATAATGCCTTTAATGTAGTTGTTATATTCGATATTGTTGGATTACGAGCACCAACTCAGTCATTTACTTTCCTATTAGAACCAACCAGATAATAATATGTCATTCACTCAGTTTGCCAATTTAGATTTTACCGAAATCAAGGCTCAAATAAGAGATTATCTTCGTGCCAATAGCAATTTCTCCGATTTTGACTTTGAGGGTTCTAACTTTAGCGTCCTAATTGATACACTTGCCTATAATACCTATATTAATGCCTTTAATGCTAACCTAGTTGCGAATGAAACCTTCCTAGACTCTGCAGTTATAAGGGAAAATGTGGTTTCTCTTGCCCGTAACATAGGTTATGTACCCCGTTCAAAAACTGCTGCAAAGGCAACGATTTCATTTAATGTGGAAAGTGCCAATTCTGCAGATAGACTGTACTTAAAACCAGGTTTAGTGTGTGTAGGAGAGGCAAATGACACTACATATAGGTTTTCAACCGTTGAACCACATACTGCATCATTAATTAATGGTGCAGCAACCTTTAATAACATAGAAGTTTTACAAGGAACACTGTTAGAGAAGAGATTTCAGATCAATACATCAAAAGATCAAAGATATATTCTCTCAAATAGTGATATTGATGCCAATTCTATTAAGGTTTATGTTTCTGGACCTGCAGATACAGGTATTGGAAGAGAATATGCTAAGATAGACAACATTTTAAGCATTAATAAGAACTCTGAGATCTTCTTTATACAAGAAGTACAGGATGAAAAGTATGAATTACTCTTTGGTGATGGTTATTTTGGTAAAAAACTAGAAAATGGATCAATTGTCACTGTTAGATTCATTATTACTGATGGTGAAGAGGGTAATGGTGCAGGTGGTAAAGCAAATTCTACAGGAAATTTTGATTTTGCTGGCGTTTTTACTAATAAAACCCCTAATGATACCTCTGCATTAACTGTTATTCCTGATTCTGGTATTTTAGTAACTACCGTTCAGAACGCTTCTAACGGTGCTGAACAAGAAGACCTTTCCTCTATTAAGTATTTCGCACCTAGACTGTACTCAGCACAGTATAGAGCAGTTACAGCAAGGGATTATGAAGCAATTATACAATCAATTTACTCTAGAACAGAGTCAGTTGCTGTTGTTGGTGGTGAAGAATTAGATCCACCCCAATTTGGTAAGGTTCAGATTAGTATCAAACCTAAAAATGGTACTTATGTATCAGATTTTGATAAACAGCAGATAAAAAACAAACTTAAGAGTTATTCAATTGCTGGTATTAATGCAGACATTATTGATCTTAAGGTTCTTTATGTTGAATTGGACAGTACAATCTATTACGATTCTTCTAAGGTTTCAAATTCAAATAATTTAAAATCAACCATTACTAGTACTTTATCAGATTATTCTAAGAATATTGATATTAATAAGTTTGGTGGTAGATTTAAGTATAGTAAAGCACTTCAATTAATTGACAGAGTTGATTCTGCAATTACTTCTAATATTACTAAAGTTAAGATTAGAAGGGATATGAAAGTACTGGTCAATCAATTTGCACAGTATGAATTATGCTTTGGCAATAGATTCCACATTAATCCTGAAGGATTTAACATTAAGAGTACTGGATTTAAGGTTTCTGGTTCAGATGAAGTTGTCTTCTTAACTGATGTTCCTAACAAGAATGATAAAGGTGATCTTGATGGTAGTCATATGGGAGTATTAAGTGCGATTTCACGAGATAAGAAGAATGAACTACGGGTTATAGTTAAATCAATAGGAACTGTTGATTATAAGAAAGGTGAAATTCTATTAAATACTATTAATATAACAGAAACAAACGCTGTTAACGATATAGTTGAGATACAGGCATTCCCAGACTCCAATGATGTTATTGGATTGAAGGATTTATACCTAAGTTTTGATGTTTCAAATACTAAGATAAATATGGTTAAGGATGTAATTGCTTCGGGCGAAGATGTATCGGGCGTTGTATTCTCTAGAGATTATTACACTTCAAGTTACTCAAATGGGAAATTGGAAAGGGAATAAAGTATGTTAAATGTCGATAATAGAGTAAAAGTCAATAAAATAATTGAAAGTCAGTTACCTGAGTTTTTAATTAGTGACTTTCCCAAGGCAACTGAGTTTTTTAAGCAATATTATATTTCACAAGAGGCACAAGGTGCTCCATCTGACCTAATTAGCAACTTTGATCAGTATATCAAGGTTGATAACCTAGTTCCAGAGGTTGTAGTTGGTGTAACTACCCTTTCTGAATACATTTCAGGTGCTTCTACTACTATTAAGGTTTCTTCAACAAAGGGATATCCTGCTGAATATGGTCTTTTAAAGATTGATGATGAAATTATTACCTATACTAGTAAGACTGATACATCATTTACAGGATGTATTCGTGGATTTAGTGGTATTACTGGTTATAATGTAGGTATTTCTTCTTTTATTGATGATGTCAATAAAGAAAGTCTAGTTTTTGAGAATACAACTGCTGCGGAGCATACTGCAGATGTTGCTGGTACACAATCAGTTACTAATTTAAGTGTACTTTTCATTCAAGAGTTCTATAAAAAGTTAAAAAGAACATTTTTACCTGGTTTAGAGGATAATGACTTTACTCCAGATCTTGATGTTGGTAACTTCATTAAACACGCAAGAACTTTTTATCAATCAAAAGGTATTGAAGAATCTATAAAGATACTATTTAAAGTTCTTTATGGTGTAGAATCTCAAGTATTAGATTTAGAAGAGCGTTTAGTTAAACCATCTGACGCTGAATTTATTCGTAGAGAGGTTATAATTGCAGATCCAATCAGTGGTGATCCATCTCAATTAGTGGGTCAGACAATTTACAAGTCTACTGATTTAAGAACAAATGCTTCTGTTTCGGAAGTTGAGATATTAACAAGAGAAAATAAGGTATATTACAAACTTTCTTTGTTTGTTGGATTTAATGATAGAGATCTAATTGAAGGAACCTTTACAATTCCAGGTAAAACTAGAGTTCTAGAAGCAACACCAGCAAATTCACCCATCATTTCAGTTGATTCAACAGTCGGTTTTGAACATACTGGAACAGTTTTATGTGGTGGTCAAACTATTTCCTATACTTCAAAGAGTATTAATCAGTTCTTTGGGTGTACTGGCAATACTAGTGATATTAGTATGGGGTCTGATTTAAGATCTGATGAGGTTATATTTGGTTATGAGGATGGAGATTTAGAGAAAAAGGTAGAGTTAAGAACTACTGGAGTTCTTTCTAAGTTTATACCAGTTTCAGATATTTCATTAGTTGAAGAGGGTGAAAATGTATATGTTAAGAATGTTGGTGAATCTATATTAAATCCTGATTCTGACTACACTTATAAACAAATATTTGCCAATTCTTGGATATACAACACATCTTGTAGATTCTCAATAAGGATTATTAATAAACCAGATTTTGTTTTAGAGACGGATATTGACAAATCAAGTTTAAAGGTTGATGATATTGTTGATATCCTAGAAAGGAATACTAATACAGTTGCACAATCTAATGCGATTGTATTTTCGATTAATAGTTTTACAAAAACTGTAACTTTAACTGGTGTTGGTGGATTTACTCCAGATCCTTTAAAAGATTATGATATTCTAAGAAAATTAAAAAAATCTACTAGTTCTGGTCTTGAACTTAAAGATGGAAATAATGAAATTCTTTCTGATGTATTAAATGTTTATGTTGATGGTGATATTGATGGTTATGTTGCTTCAAACTCATTACCAAGTTATACTATAAGTTCTAATATTATAAAGTCTGGAATTTCAACAGCAGATTCTACTCATATTACAGGTTATGATGTAGACCTTGAAAAATATAACGAAGTTACGTTTGATAATCCTATTGAATTTATTACAGGTGATTCACTTGTATATACTACAGATGGCACAGCAATTCCAGGATTAGTATCAGGTCAGACTTATTATGTTGAAGTTTTAGTTATAGATCCAGGAAAAATTAAATTATACCTCTCTAGAGGACTGATTGGTACTGCAACTAATGTTAAATTAGATTTACAACCTTTAGTAGGTAATCATAATTTTACTAAACTGTCTCAAAATAATAGAAAGTTAGCACCAAATAAAGTTTTAAGAAAATTCCCATTATATCAAGATTTATTTGTTGCGAGTAAAGGAGAAACACCACTTAATGATATTGGTATGATGATTGATGGTGTTCAGATAAGAACACCAATATCAGAAGATTATGTTTTCTATGGACCATTAACTTCTATTGAAGTTTATAATAGTGGTACTGGGTATGATGTCATAAACCCACCTAAACTTATTGTTGATAATAGTACATTAAGTTCAGGTACAACTGCTTTATTAGAACCAGTTGTTAGTGGTTCTGTTAAAAATATTTTCGTAGATCCACACGAATTTGATATAAATGATGTAATTTCAGTTTCTATTACTGGTGGTAATGGTATTGGATGTCGATTAGAACCTGTTGTAAGTAAAAGAGTTCGTGAATTATCTTTTGATAGTAGAGATGTATTCTTTGCTGGTGGTTTATCGATTGCACAGGAAACAATCACATTCACCACGGAGCATAATTTATCAAATGGTGAGGTAGTTTACTATAATAGCAACGGTAATGCCAATCTTGGTATAGGTCCTGCATTTGATACTACAAATACTTCAGATGGAACATTAGCAACTGGTGCTCCATACAATGTTAGTGTTGTTAACACAAAAACTGTTCGTCTTTATAATTCTTATGAAGATGCAATGACAGGCATCAATACTATTGGATTATCTACTGCTACTAATGCAAGTGGTATTCATAAGTTCAGAACATCTACTAAGAATGTATTACAATCAGTTAAAGTTTTAAATGCTGGTTCTGGATATTCATATAGAAACCTACACATAAAACCATCAGCAGTTTCTGTAGCGTTTGATACTATAAATTTCAAAAATCATGGGTTTGCTAATGCAGATCTTGTTGAATATTCATCTGCAGATGTTTCTATTGGTGGATTAAGCACATCTAAGGCTTATTACATAATGAAGATCGATGATCACTCATTTAGATTAGCAGATGCAGGAATTAGTACTACACCATCAAAGGTAAATTATGATAGAGGTGAGTATGTTGGATTAACTTCTACAGGTTCTGGTCTACAGTCATTTAAATATCCTGATATTTCTGTAAATTGTGAGGTTTCTTATGCATCAACAGTTACAGGATCATTTAATTTCACTCCTGTTGTTACTGGAGAAATATCTCAAGCGTATTTGTATGAAGAGGGAGATAATTATGGATCTACAATCCTTAATCACGAAAAAAATCCTGTTGTAGAAGTCAAAATAGGAAGAGATGCTGAATTAAAACCAATCATAGTAGATGGTAAGATACTTGATGTTCAAGTGTTAAACAGAGGAAGGGATTATTTCTCATTACCATCAATTTCAGTAGAAACAACTGGTATTACAACTACTGGTCTTAGTGGTAGTGGTGCTATCTTAAGACCTGTTATTACTGATGGTAAATTAACAGATGTTGTAGTAATTAATAGTGGTATTGGATATACTGCTGCACAAACAAATCTTTATGTAGAATCAACTGGAAAAAATGCACTATTTGAGCCTAGAGTTAGAAAACTAACTGTTGATAGTAGAAAGAGATTTGGTACATATGCATTAGAAGGTACTGATGAAGAATTATATTTCAGTTTATATGGATATAACGAAGATATAGCAAATACTTTTAATGATAATGCATCATCACATTCTCCTATTATTGGATGGGCATTTGATGGAAATCCAATTTATGGACCTTTTGGTTTTTCTGCATCAGATGAGTTAGGTCCAACAGTTAGATTAATGAATCCAGGATATGAACTGGATATGACTCAAGTTGAGAATAGACCAAGTGGATTCGATGAAGGATTCTTCACTGATGATTACTATTTCAACTCTACAGGAGATTTAGATGTTCATAATGGAAGATTCTGTAAGACTCCAGAGTTTCCAAATGGTGTATATGCATACTTTGCAGGTGTTACTACTGCAATGTCTGGTCCAAATATTGGAAAATTAGAACCTAAGTACCCATATTTTATTGGTAATACTTATCGTTCACCTTTCATATCATCAAATACTACTTTATCACATTCATTTGACTTTAATAGTACATCATTTGCTAGAAATACATTCCCATATAAGGTTGGCGATCCTAATGCAAATAATGATTTTATTATAGAATCTAATGAGCGTGTAAGGCAGTTAAGTAGAATAGAATCTGTAACTGTTGGTGAAATTGATGGATTGCAAGTTCTAGATGGTGGTAGTGGATATCAAGTTGGTGACTTTACTGTTTTTGATAATTCTGGAACTAGTGGTTCTGGACTTCGTGGACAAGTTAAGAGTATTGCTGGTTTAGGTGTTTCTTCTATTGAAACTGAATTAGAATCATTTGAAAATGCAGTATTTACTTGGAAAAATAATAAGGAAGTACAAGCACATTACTTACCATTTATTGAGTTAAATGATAAGGATGTAATATCTGTATCTGGACTTAGCAGTTCTATTGTACATCTTACAGATTCTTTCTCAGTTGGTATAAGCACCAATAGAATTGGTTTAGCACAATCAATGACTTCTAATGCAATTGTTGCTGGTAGAGTTGATGATATCTATGTGAATGTTATACCAGATACTGTTTCTATCGGTTCTACTTTAAAAATAGATCAAGATGAGTTGGTTAAAGTATTGAACATCTTTGATATGGGATCAATTCTAAGAGTTAAGAGATTTGGACCTGGAATTGCCCATACTTATAGTTCTAGTATTGATGTATTAAACAGTCATATTAGTATACCAGTTAAAACTAAACAGTTTGAGTCAAAATTAAATGATAAAGTATATTTCAATGCAAAGAATTCAGTAGGAACTGGTGTTACTGTTGGTGGTGGTATTACAAAGGAATATAGGATTGGTGATACTATAAGTGAAGTTTCTATTCCAACTAGGGCAATTTATCTGCCAAATCATCCATTCAAGACTGGTCAGAAGTTAATTTTCAGTAAGAGAGGGACTGCAAACTCTTTAATCGTTGGTGATACTGAGGAAGCAGTTCTTAACTTTAGTTTACCTAATGTAACTACTGATCGTTCGACTGTTTATGCAATTAATAAAGGTCAAAACTATGTTGGTTTAGTTACTCAGGTTGGTGCTGCAACTACTAGTGAAGGATTATTCTTCAAAGGTAATGAATCTGATGATTATGAATACCTTTTAGAATCAACTTTTGATCAAGTTACAGGTGATATTGATAAGATTGTATCTAAGGTTACTACAAAGATTGCAATTGCCAATACAGAATCTCATAATTTATCAAATGGTGATGTAGTAACTCTAAATGTAATTCCAAACACTGTTGTTGGTGTAGGAAGCACTGCTCCATTATCATTGATATACAATGAAGAGCATGAACTTATATTAGTTAATAGGGTTGGATTTACTTCTACAGGAATTAATACTGAAAGAAACAGTATTACAGTCCAAGATCACGGGTATTCGACTGGAGATAAGATATTCTATGATAGCAATTATGCTCACGCAGATTCTGTTGGTGGATTATCAACTTCTAGTACTTATTTTGTTTATGAGTTAAACAGAAATGAATTTAGTGTAGCTAAAACTTTAAAAGATGTTCAAGTAGATCCACCATTATTAATTGGTATTTCTTCTACTGGTGCTGTTGACCACACAATTGCTGCAATTAATCCACAAATAGATGTAATTAAGAATTCTAAGTTAACATTTAATGTTTCTGACTCTTCTTTATTTGGATATGAATTAAAGGTATTCTACGATCAACAATTCAAGAATGAATTTATTAGTGCTCAAGATGATAATAATTTCAATGTAAGTGGTGTAGGTACTGTTGGTGTTGGAACTGAATCAACAATATCACTTGCATTCTCAAAAACAACACCTTCTAGGTTATACTATACATTAGAGAAATCTGGATATATCAGCACAGCAGATACTACAATTCCAAATTATTCTGAAATTAATTTTGTTGATAGTGCATATAGTGGTGATTATAAGATTTTTGGTATAACTTCTGATACATTTAAAGTTTCTCCAAGATCAATTCCAGAACTTCTATCATATAAAGAAGATCAATGCGATACAATTGAATATGCCACAGAATCTAAGTCAGTTCTTGGACCTGTAAAAGAGATTAAAGTAATTTCAAAAGGATTTGATTATAAGCAACTTCCAAAATTCTCTTCAATTGTTAGTCTTAATGGAAAAAATGCTAATGTTGTAGCATTATCAACTTCTGTTGGTAGAATTAATAATGTAAGGATAGTTGATATTGGTTATGAATATTCTTCAGATAGAACATTAAGTCCTGAAGCATTTGTTTCTCCAGTAGTTAGAATTGACAACTTAGATAGTATTGTTTCAATAACTGTTACTGATGGTGGTAATGAATATCTAAGTGCTCCTGATATTATTGTATATGATCCTGAGAATGATGTAGTTGTTGATGACACTTCATTATTAGCAAAAGTACCAAATCAGACTATATCTGAAGTTGAGGTAATTGCTCCTGTTCAGGGATTAAATTCTGTAAATCATAAAATTATTACTATTAATAATTCAAATGGTATTGGAATTAACTCTATGGAGGGTGGTGGTTCTGGAATCGTCACTTGTACATTAGAAACACCTATTGGTGGTTTTAGAGTTTCTCCATTTGCAACTGGAGATGAAGTATTTGTTGAAGGTGTTGAATTATTTGGTGAAGCAGGTATTGGAACGCAGAGTAATGTTTCTGTTGGTGTTGCTACTGGTGGAGATGGTTATAATTCAGCAAACTATCAATTTAGATTCTTTAAAGTTGAGGATTTTGTTAATTCCGATCCAGCAGTATTAAAGTATAGTATAAGTGGTTTAACAACTAATCCAGGTATTGCTAAAACCTATCAATCTGGTTATGCAAGCATTATTAATAAGAATAATTATCCAATTCTTGAATCTGTTCAGGAAAGAGGATCATTTATAATAAACGAACCTATTCTTGTTAAAGAGAATGATATATTCCTTTCTAAGGATTTAATAGTTGCTGATACAAGGGATGATTTCATTAAAGTTGATGGAACATTTAGACTTAAGGTTGGACAGAGAATAAAAGGCGAAACCAGTAATGTTTCTGCAACTGTAGTATCTTTAACTGAAAATAAAGCAAGGTTTGAAGTTGATTATGCAAATCGCCAAGAATATGGATGGATAGATGATAGTGGTAAATTGAATGAAGATATTCAAGTAATTCCAAATAATGATTATTTCCAGAATCTTTCATATTCTGTTAAGAGTCCAATTACTTGGGATCAATTTGTTGATCCAGTAAACAGATTAGTACACCCATCTGGATTAAAGAACTTTGCAGACACATCAATAGAAACTGTTGTTGGTAATGTTGGTGTAGGAACCAGTGTTTCTTCAGTACCATCAATTGTTGTTGATGTTATGGGAGAAAGAAGAGTAGATACTATTAACAATTTTGATCTTGCTAAAGATTATGATACTAGAGGTAATAAATCTAAATTTGTTACTTTTGAAAATCTAAAGTTAACAGATTATACAAAATGCAAAACAAATAGAGTTCTTCTTCATGATAATATTAGTAATAAGTTCTCAAGTAAGGGATTACAAGACTTATTTACAGAAATTGAAGAAATAGATACCAATTTTGCAAGATATCTCATCCAAGTTGTAGATGCAGATACTAATGATGCTCAATTGTCTGATTTGGTTGTTTTAACTACAACTAATGATGCTTTCTTGGTAGAAAAGAGTTCTGATTGGACATATGAGAAGTTAGGTGATTTTGAAGCAGTTTCTGATACATTCCAAAGAAAGACTTTAAACTTTAATCCAGTCGAAAGATATAACAGAGATCATGATATTAAGATCTATAAAACAGATTTTACTACTAATGCAGTTGTTGATGGAATTGATACTATAGGATCTATTGATTTTAAGGCATCTAATGTTAAAGTTGCAATCGCAGATACTGATAGTAATAATGTTGTTTCTGGATTTACAACTACAATCTTAGCACAATTTGATCATACTGATTTTAATGGGTTATTTGCAACAGTTGTTTTACAGGATGATATTACTAAAGATTTAAATTATGGTGAAATTATTGTTGATTTTGATGGAAGTAATCTTTATTATACAGAATCTTACATTGATACTTTAAACATAAGTTATAGTTCATCTCAAGTTGGAGTTTTAACTGCTAGACTTGATTCTGGAACAATTTATCTTGAATGTGAAAACCAGACTAAGCAAGTAATTAATGTCAGTTCAAATATTGTTGGACTAGGTACTACAACTGCAGGAATTGGAACTTATAGATTCGCAGTTCCTGGACAACCTGTAGGTGCAGAAAGAAGTGGTAGATTAGAATCAACATATCATACTGGAACTTCTACTCCAATACTAGTTACCAGAACTCAAAAAGATATTGATTCTTCAGTTAAATCTTATGTAAGAGTATCTAATGAAACTGGTGGTTCTGCTATGCACCAGATTGTTTCTATTCAAGATGGTGATAATACAACAACTATTCAGTATCCATTTACAGGTGCTACTACTAGTGGTTTAGGTACATTTGGAACTGTTGATAATGGAATCTATAATGAGCTTAATTTCTATCCAGATACCTCTCAAACTACTTTAATTGAAGTTCAGGCATATAATGAAGTTCTTAATACTGAGAATGATTTTGCAAATGAACCTTCTTCATTAAAATATGGACCATTAGAAAAAAGTATATTCTTAGATTCTTATGATGGTGTAAATGGAACTAGAGCAAATAAAGTTAATTTTGAACTTACACACGAAGGAACTCCAATTTATAGTAAGGTATTCAACCCTGCAGATCTAACATTAGATCAAACTGGATTTAATATCCCTAATCACTTCTTCAATAATAATGAAGAGATTACTTATATTGCTGGATCTACTTTCGTTGGTGTAGGTTCTACTGGAGTTTCAATTGGATCAACTGCTAATAATGTGGGTGTTGTTACTGATATACTACCTTCCACAGTATATGTGAAAGCTATTGATTCTAATACTATAGAACTTTATACTCAAAAAGAGTATATCACTTCAGGTCTTCCAGTTAAATTGACTGGTGTTGGTGAAGGTAATGCTCATAAGTTTGAGATGACTAAGAAGTTATCTAAGACTGTTATTGGTTTAGATGGTATTATTCAACAACCAATCACATATACCGCAATTGAGCACAATCTTGTTGGACTTATAACTTCTGGAACACCTCAATTTGTTCTCAGTGGAATAAGTTCTATTCAACCTAGAGATGTATTGAAGGTTGGTCCAGAATATATGAAGGTTGAGCAGATAGGATTCTCAAGTCTTCCTCAAGGAACTATCAATAAATCTGATGATATTGCTGCTGGAATATGCACTTTACCTGTTGTTAGAGTAAGAAGAGGATCTTTAGGTATTGGAGCAACAGAACACGCAGACGGATCAGAGGCTAGAGTTCATAGAGGATCGTTTAATATTGTTGATAGTACTGCTTGGTTCTTAGATCCACCAAAAGGAAATACTAGAGAAAGAAGAAATATAACCAATCTTCCTTATGTGAGAGCAGAATTTAGTGGAAGAACCTTCTTAAGACAAAATTATACCACTAATATGGTATTTGATGATATTTCAGATAATTTCACTGGAATAGGAAGAACTTATACTATGACAGTTGGTGGTGCTAACACCATAACTGGAGTTGGTCTTGGTAATGGAGTATTATTCATTAATGGAGTGTTCCAGACACCATTAACAGTTAATAATGCTGGAAATAACTACGAATTTGAACAGGATACTAATGTTGGTGTATCAAGTGTAGTATTCACTGGTATTAGCTCAGAGAATGGTCAAATGATGCAATCTGAGTTTGATATTAATCAAAACCAACTTCCAAGAGGTGGTTTGATAGTTTCTATGGGTTCAACACCTGGACTTGGATATGCTCCTTTAGTTGGTGCAAAAGTTAGATTAGATATAGAGAATAATACTAATTTATTTGCTGCTGGTTCTATTACTAATGTTGTTGGTGTAGGAACATCTGCTAGGTACAATCTTGGTATTCAAACTGCTGCATATGATAATACAACTGGTATTATTACAGTTACTACCAATAAAGTACATGGATTCGGTTTAGGATCTCCTAATACAGTTAAATTGAAAGGATTGGAATTTAAGTGTCCAACCTATGCTGTAGGAACACCTACCACTGGTACAGCATACAATCCTGCAACAGGACTTCTAACAATTAAGATTGTTGATCATAAACTTACAACTGGCGATTCAATTAAGATTGATAAGGAAGGATTAACATTTAGTTGTACTTATGGTAGTGGTGGAAATGGATCTTATCCTAGATCCACTGATCCTGCCCATGATAAGTATCTAACTGTCACTGTTGTAGATGCTGATACATTTACTGTTAATGCACTATTAGGAATATCACCAACTAATACTGATACTCATACCTTTGTTGAGGCAGTTCCTAATTGTATTCGTTCTTTAAATTATGTTGGAGTTACAACTTCATTATTCCAAGATGAAAGACCAGATGCAAAGGATAAAGAAAAACCTTTACAATTAGTTGGTATTGTATCTGAAAGAAGTTTTGAAGTAAAAGTTGGAATGTCAACTATTCCACATATCTACCACGGTGGTGGATTTGCTTATGAATTCTGGAATGATTTAACTATGGGATCTGGTTATCGTGAACCAGTTGCTATTGGAGTTACTGATATACTTTATGAACATAAGTTTGTAAGTTCTGCTAATAATGCAGTTACTGCAAATACAGGAACACAATACACACCATCAACTGTTGATTATCATTCAGAAAGCGGTGAATTGGTATTAACTGTTGGAACACATAATTTACAAGCAGCAACAGAACATACAGCAGATAGTGTTGCTTATAGTGCATCTACTGGTAAGATAACAGTTACAATGGCTGGTCATCCATTTGTTAATGGTGATTTAGTTAAGATTAAGGATCATTCTATATCACTTAAGTGTGAAATGGATAATTATGGATCTACTCATACATATCCTCGTCCTTCAGA